ATTTAGGTTTCATGATATTGACGAACTAGATTCCGAGCTTAGAAGTGCCTGTTATGAGGAAACCAAGAGAGCATTTTATAAATCTACAGCCGGTAAAGAGTTAAAAGCTATTGATGATGTGCAAATTAATATATTAGATCATATTCATAGTAATAATTTAGACAAGGATATTTTAACTGTTATTGGCTCAAATTTAACTAAAATTGGCATAAATACACAATTACAGTTAACAAACTAAGCAATAACAAACACTAAATCAGAAGGTCGGACTCTTTAATTAGACTCCGGCCTTCTTTTATTTTCAATAACTTAATCAATAAATCAACCCAGAATGGCACGCGGAAAGTTTACCAGACTCACGAGTCAACGCGTAATTTCTAGCAACTTCACCTGGTAATAGGTGAATTAATACTAATATTTGGCGCGATATCTAGGTTAAGAATATTTATAACAGAAATTCAAGCAAAAATAGGCCGGTTTGTAGAAATCGACAAGGGCAAAATTTCCACAGCTTTCCAGAACTCCAGATGGGAGGTTTGTACACACAACAGAGAGGTTCTTATGAAGAATTGGGATTATGTAGAGCAAGATTTTAGAGTTTCAGTATGTGATGCGGAGGACAAAGTAATATTAGAGATAGGGGGTTTTGATAATGATGTAGACAGGCAAGAGTTCGCAGAACTTTTATCTAATACGTTAAATTTTGACAAACTATATCTTATGAAACTTCTTAACCATAAAGATTCAACAATCCATTAACAAAAGGTAAATTATGGCAGATAACATATATGTAGGCTCACAGATGAGTGAAAAAGAGTTGCAGAGACTTCAGAAACTTATGACTGGTGAACAACTTACTGAGAGAGAAAAGAAAAGACTTAATGCTAAACTAAAAGGACAACTTACAGAAAGGGAATATGAAAGAATTAAACGATCAGTTCCCAATACCAGTTTCCAAAGATAATAGATAATCTATGCCCACAGTTGTAATTCCGTACAAGCCTCGCGATGTACAAAAGCATCTACACGAACAGATAGATAAACATAGATTTAGTGTCATCGTGGCTCACCGGAGACTAGGCAAGAGTATGATGACGATAATGCACCTTATTAAAGATGCGTTACGCACAAAGAAAAAGAATTATAGGGGGGTTTATATAGCACCGACTATAACGATGGCTAAGTCAGTTGCATGGGATTATGTAAAAACTTTTACTGAAAAGTTGCCAGATACAAAATATAACGAGGCAGAGCTTAGAGTGGACTTTCCAAATGGGTCTAGGTTACAGTTAGTGGGAGCAAATGATGGTGGTCAAAAGTTAAGAGGTAGATATTTTGATGCCTGTGTAATGGATGAAACCCAAATGTTGACTGCTGATCTATTTAACCAGATTATTCGGCCAGCATTGGTTGACCGGAATGGTATGAATGGCGAAAAGACCTGGTGCGTGTTCATTGGTACTCCAATGTTGCAAAACTACTTTTATGAAATATACGAGTACGCAAAGAAAACCGAAGGTTGGTATGCAGTTAGTTTACCGGTAAGTGAAACTAAGGTAGTTCCAAAAGAGGAGCTAGAGCAAGCAAAAAAGATCATGGGATTAGATGCCTACGAGCAAGAATTTGAAGTGAGCTTTAATGCCAATATTAGTGGTAGCTACTGGGGGAAATTAATGCAACAGGCCTATGATGAGGGTCGTATCGGTAATCATACAGAAGATTTTGATTTAGAAACTGAAGTGTACCTAGATTTAGGTATGAATGACATGACTTCAATGTGGTTTGTGCAAAGACACAAGCACGAATATAGATTTATTGATTATGCAGAGTTTAGTGGAGAGGGTTTGCAGTATCTAGCAAAGTTTTTAGAGGAACGAGGGTACAATTATTCAAGAATTATAGTACCACACGATATTAAAGTTAGGGAATTGGGTACAGGAGTGTCCAGGTTAGAAATTTTACAAGGATTAGGGGTTGGCAACATAGAAATTGCTCCCAAATTACCATTAAATGATGGGATTGAGGCTGTAAGGCACAATTTTGATAATTTTTGGTTTGACGAGGCAAAATGTTCTCAAGGAATACAACATTTGAAGGCATATACGAAAGTATATGACTCAAGACACCGAATTTATAGAAATAGACCAAAACATGATAACGCAAGTCATTGCGCTGATGCTTTACGTTATGGAATGATTGTGGGCGGTGCGACAATAACCAATTGGGATAAACCCCTAGAATTACAAAATATAGGATTAGTATGAGTTATAGTTACGAAGAAAAGAAAACAAAGAATAATAAAAGCAAAAAAAGTAAAAAGGGCAAGAAGGGTAAAAAACCATAATGGCTAGAAGAAAAAAGAAAATAAGTGAGGCTGAATTAAAAGGTCTTATTGGCCAGCACATAAGTAATGCACAAGGTACGGATGGTGGTAATTTATCTGCACAAAGAGAAAAATCTTTGGAATATTACTTATCTGAAAAAATGGGTAATGAAGTTGAGGGTAGATCACAAGTTGTTTCATCTGACGTACAGGATGCAGTAGAGCCTTTAATGGCTAATCTAATGCGTATTTTTACGTCTAGTAATGAATTATGGAGATGTGAGCCAGTTGGCGCAGATGATGTATCAATTTCTGAACAGGCAACAAGTTATTTAAACCATGTGTTCTTTAAGAAGAATAATGGGTGGTTAATATTACATAATTTTATTAAAGATGCCCTTATTGAAAAGAATGGAATACTAAAAGTATTTTATTATGAGTCTGACAAAGTAGAACGCGAAGAATATGAAAGATTATCAGACGATGAATTTACGTTATTAGTTGAAGATGATGGAGTTGAAGTTGTAGAGCATACTGCATACGATGACCCTAATCCAACAGGCGGTTATGGTTCACCAGAGAACCCTATGGCACAAGATATGCAACCTCCTATGGAACAGCCTCAAATGGATGCTATGCCTCCAGAAATGGCCTCTATGGAAGAAATGCCAGAAGGCGAAGAACCAGTAGAAGTTGAAAAACCATTATTACACGATGTTGTTATTCATAGAATATATAAAAAAGGTAAATGTTGTGTAGAAGGTATTCCACCAGAAGAATTTATCATTGAAAGTCGTGCCAAAACAATTGATGAGGCTAACTTTTGCGCGCATCGAACTACTAAGACAAGAGGTGAACTTATTGAGCTAGGTTATGATGCTGATTTAGTGGAGGCATTACCTACGCAAAACACACAAGTTTATAATAGTGAAACTACTGCAAGACACCGAGATATTGAAAATGGAATAGGTTATGACACTAACGATTATGCTACACAAGAGGTAGATGTTTATGAGTGCTATATAAGATGCGATTATAATGGTGATGGCAGAGCAACTTTAAGAAAAGTAACTGTTGGTGGTGAAAATGCCGGCATCGTTCTTGATGATGAGCCTTACGACACTATGCCTTTCGTAAGCATGACCCCTATTATACTTCCACATAGATTTTATGGTCGTTCAGTTGCAGAGCTTGTAGAGGATGTTCAATTAGTTAAAACTTTTGTGCTAAGAGCATTAAATGACAATATTTATGGAATTAATAATAACAGATTAATAGTCAACGATAGTGTTACTAATCTTTCCGACATACTGACTAACAGGCCAAATATGGTAGTTAGAGTTAAAGGTAGCCCACAAGAGGCAGTACAATCTATGCCGGTACAATCAATTGGTGAGACTGCATATCCATTGTTAGAGTATTTTGACAGCTTAAAAGAAATTAGAACTGGTGTAACTAAAGTTGGTCAAGGATTAGATGCAGACGCATTAAAATCAAGAACTGCATCTGGTGTAAACCAAGTTATGACCCAAGCGCAAGGAAGAATGGAATTTTTTGCAAGAACATTCTCTAATACAGGCATAAATGATTTAGGTAGAAAAATTCTCGAATGTGTAATTAAACACCAGGACAAAGAAGATATAGTTAGAGTACATGGAGAGTTTGTACCATTTAAACCTTATGAGTGGAAAGATAGATGCGATATTACTGTTACCTCTGGTTTAGGTACAGGAAGTAGTGCTGAAAGAATTACAATGCTAAACAGCATACTTGAAAGACAAATACAAGCTATGGAAATTCAAGGCAATCCAGATGCTCCTATTGTTAATATTCAAAAAATCTACACAACCTTGCAAAGAATAGTTGAGACAGCCGGATTAAAAGACGTAGATCAATTCTTTATGAACCCATTACAGGGTCAAAAAGAAATGCCGGAAGAAGAACCAAAAGAACCATCAGAATTTGAAAAAGTTTCTATGGCACAAATTGAAGGTGAAAATCAACGCAAGACTTTAGACTTAGAGCATAAAAATAGAGAGCTTGAACTAAAACATAAAGAAAAATTACTAGAGTTTGAAACTAAAATTCGAGATTTAGAGTTAAAATATAAAACTCAAATAGATCAAGAACAGATTAAAAAAGATACTAAGCTAACTAGCGATGCAATAAAATTAGAGGCGCAAACGCGACAGGCAAATTCACCACAACCTCCTTCCATGCCGGTCAATGCGCCTCAACCAGAACCTATGGAAATAACAGATGTTAACACACCTCCGATGCCAACACCTAATCTAACACCGGATGTGCCAACAGAATAAATGGCCAAAAAAAGTAAACAATTAATAGAATCTATATTAACTGAACTTATAAAAGCAAAAACAATTAAAACTGTTTTAAAAGAGCATGATTTAAGTTTTCAAGCCTGGAACACTTGGTTAATTAAAGACCCAGAGTTAATGAATAGATATCATCAAACAAAGCTATCTGCTCTTGATTTAGAGTTGTCTGATTTGGAAGATGAGTTAAGTAGAGCTATTGCAGAGTCTAGAGAAAAAGGCAAAAAGGATATGTCATTCATTAATGCAATAAAATTAAAGATGACACACATTCATTGGAAACTTTCAAGATTAGACCCTAAAAAATATAGTAATAATAGTAATATTGTACATAAAGGCGATGTTGCTGAACCATTAATAGTAAAATTTTTAGATTAAATGGATGAAGAACTAAAATTAGCAAAAGAAAATGATCGTGGCATAAGAGCCGAGATTTTGCTAAAGGATGATTTAATAAAAGAGGCTTTTTCTTCTTTAAAAGAAAGTTATCAAAAAGAAATTTTTAAAACTAAGTTTGATGACGATGAAGGCAGAAAACACTTATGGCTTTCATATAATACAATTGAAAAAGTAGAAAAACATTTACAAGAAGTGATGCTGACTGGCAAGTTAGCAAGCGAACAGATAAATAATAAAAAGTTTTAATATTCTAGGTCAACCCTTATGGGAACTGACGAATATGTTTGGCAATTAAGCTAAACATCGCAAGAAAGGAATTATTATCATGAGTGATGATGGTTCAATATCAAGTGCAACTGACAGCATAGTCGGTCTTTTACAACAAACCGGTAATACTAATAACGATTTGTCAAGTTTAAGTGAAGATGCTCCCATTGTGCAAAAACAAGACCCTGTTCAACAAGCAACAACTGAAACAGAAGAAACAATTGACGAGGCTCAACCGGATTCGGAAGTCGCTGTT